ACCATTTTTTTCAAAGTGTTCAATATGGTCTTCTGAACATTTTACAATGGTTTCGCCTTTTTTCATAGTAACATTTTTAGCCATTATGCACTCCCTCTGGTAAATTCATATAAAACCCTAACAGTAATTCTTACACCACCATAAGGGTAAATTGTACCTAAATCTGTTGATGCTTCAATAATTTGTGTATCTAATGCATTTCCATTTCTAGTTATATCAGTATCTAATGTTTCTTCAATAATTTCAATTAATTGATTTCTTTTTGTATCAATATTAGAATCTGTACCTTTTGCAAATGCAACTATTAAAAAATCAATAGTTCCAGTATATGTACCAGAACCTGTAACACCTATACTTGCAACCTCTCTTGTTTCATCGCCAGATTGTACAAAAATTGCAGGAAATTGAGCATCAGACAATTCTTCTACTTCAAATGGTTCTCTAGTAATTTTTTTAAACTCAATAGGACTTGTTATAGCATCGAGTTTAGTAATTATATCACTAGCTATATTTTCTCTTTTACTCATAATCTCATTTCTTTAAAATAAAATTTTGAAAATTCTGCTTTAATTTTATCTTCTTCTTTCCCACCTATTGCAAAAAATGGTCTTTTGATTTTTCTTCTGCCTACACCGAATGTATCATGGTAACTTGCTATCTTTTCTCTTTCTTTGTTAGCAAAAAATAAAGTACTTTTCATACCTCCAGTTCTAAAATCTAAACTTCTAAACATTTTACCAGTATCTGTTAAATCTACAAAACCAGTTTGCCTACCTCTCTTTTTTCTGTCTTTGACAGTACTTTTTGCATAAGGCCTCATATTACCACCATCTGGCAGTTTTCCACTCTGTGTTCTCGTTGTAATCATTTGTATAGCCATATTTGAAACTCTTTTGAGGCTT